GACTCCTCCTACAAACACGTTGAAACGGTCTATCATCTTATTTTGAATAAAGATCCGCATGCCGTTGTTAAAACAACGTTCCGCGGCAGTAATGCTTATGGTGGCGTGGTCAAACAGACCATAGCGGCGCGCGTTAACGTGCGAACGGGTGAGGTCGTTTCAATACTCGACAATTAGCAAATATAGTGACAAGTGCCGCCACCACTGAAACTTGCTTTCAGGGATGGCAATGTTGAACAACGAGCTTGGCGAGGCGTTAGTTACCTAGCAGCGATGCTAGACTAAAGGAGATGGTGTGAAAAATACTAATAATATTGTCGCTAAATATCTTGAACTATTCGAGAAAAAACGAACTCCAGATAATAACAGGATTAGTTTAAATTACGAGGATGCTATTAATTACGATATGTATTCGGTTTATATCAAAGATGAGAATGGGGATAATTATCTTTTTGATAGATATGTTGGTGATGAAATAATGGCAAGAAAATGGGATGTTCAGGATGGTTGCTTCTGTATTGACTCAACACTTAACCCTTTGTTGCTTAAGGCTGATTCATTTTCTGGTATTTATTATTATCATGCACATGAATTAGGTTTTAAATCATTAAATGACTTGGGTTTTCTTAAAACATTCAAGTTTAGGCGGTTTGCCGACTCCGTAAACAAAAAATTTAGCCGTGAGAAATATTTATATCGGCAGAGTAAGCAGGAAATAACGGATGTGATGACTGTTTTGTCTTCAGTTGTCCGGATTTATAGGGAACGGCCAAATGATGAACCGTTTAGTGAAGTTATTATATTGAGTGATGTTATTGGGAAATTATGGGTTTATCATGATGACAAGGCAAGGCTCCAAAAAGAGCTTCGCTTATGTCTTGGCTCTCTTGTAGAAAATGGAGATCTGTCAAAAACCCATGCAGGTTATAGGCCTACTGGAAAAGCGATCAATACTTTAGCTAGTTTCAATAAAAGTGAACAGCGTTATCACGAGAATATGCGAACACAACGAATTATGGTGTGGGCTACTGGCTTTGCAGCTTTAGCTGGATTAGGAAGCATGATTGCTGCTTTTATGACGCTGTATAAATGATGGGTATGCAATAATCAATTAACTTACGTAAAAAAGAAAATACCCATCAGCGGAGCGTGCATGTGTCAGGCGAATGGTTTTGCATGCGCTAGGCTTGCCCGTTCTGCCCGTGCTTTACCAGAGCTGGCGCGGCACGGGGCTGGCTGTTGATACAGTTGCATTAAAACTGTATCAAGAAGCGGGCAGGCGAGGCGGGGAGCAGGTCATCATCAATACCAGCGGTTGTATTTGATGTAGAAAAATGAAACGATAATGAACCATAAGAAAGTGAGTATTCCTGAATATTCCTCAATGAAATAAATAAACAAAAAAGCCCCTGCAAGTATAATTGCAATTGGGACCAGGTGGGAATGCGCTGCCCACAAAAAGGTTAATAAGTTCTTCATCTTTTTAGCATTTCATATAAGGCATCACCAATAACTTCTTCGTTATTACCCCCGGATTCGACTTGGTATATTATTTTTGACATTTGTGGTTCAATAAGGAAGTATAGCATTTCTATCTTTTCACGAAAGAGTATCTGGTAATATGCTGCATCTTGGAACTTAAGTTTGTTCGCAGCCAGTGCTGCCACCTCAGCCCTGGAATAGAGGGTCACTACTTTAATAAGCCAGCTGGACATTTCATTTACTTTTTTAATATATGAGTCCTGGAATTTTCCACTGCTTACAATTAATTTGGCAATCGTCAATGAAAGAGCCATTTTGCTCGTGCGTTCAGCTGAGTCATATGCTTTCTCACCGATTTTTTGCTGTATATAAGATACTAATGTGTTGCTTTTCTGGTCTCCGAGACGCTTAAAGGCTTTCTGGAAATAAAGCTCAACCATATCGAGAACAACGTCGTTTCTGTGAAAAATTTCTAACACAGCCCAATATAAACGCTTATCTTCACCCCATTGTTCATGGCATGTGCTTCTGTAGTATTTGTCAGGCATTACACATGAGCCATAGTTAATAATACGCTGGCTGCCAAGCTTAACGTCTTCAACGGTTTGCATGTGAGTGGCATAGACCTCTTTCACAGCTTTAGTTAAAGCAATCGCTAGCCTTTGGTCTGACTGTGCTTTCAATTTGAGATAGTTTTCTGCCATTTCTATGTACCTTGTTGTAACATTTACGGTTAATGATTGATCATGGTCACTAGCAGAGGCAAGGATGAAGATGAAAAAGAGTGGTAAAATACTGATTTATGTTATAGCTGCGATTATTGCTCTTCTAATAATTCCCGAGATTATCTTAAGGAAAGTTCCAACTGATATGCTTGCTCGCCTTGGGGACTTTACAAGTTTAGGCGGTTTATTTAGCCCTTTCCTGACGGCGATAATTTTCATTGGTGTATCGTCAATACTGATCGGGATTCTCAGCGTATATGCAGTGAGTAAATTTTACCGTTATTTAGTACGCATCAAGGGTAAGTAAGCCATATTAAATCGTGATCAACACCACTCAGACAGATGCATGCATTGGATGCATTTGTTTGCACGCGTTGCTGTCAAGCGTGTATGCGGTCTCGTGCGAGTGCTGGCGCCGTTCGGAGTGTAGATGCATCTGCATTAAAACCGACACATGAAGCGTGCAGGCGAGGCGGGGGTAGCATTGCGCGCGGTGGGGTGTGCATGATTTAAAATAACGCGCGCCAGCACCTCGCTGTGAGGCGCTGCGCTGTCGGGGTGGGGGATGAGGCGTGCGTGCTGATGCGGGGCGTGTGGTGCGTCTGAGCGAGTATGCGGCGGGGTGTAAAAAAGCCGCCTTGCGGCGGCCTGTTTTAATCGCTGCTGCCGTCCAGCGAGTAGGCTTTAAAGCGGATCACTTCCATTCCCGCCCAGTTATTCACTTCCCTGATCCGGTCCTGCAACGGGATAAGCTCGTTGCGCACAAACACCTTTGCCACCTTCTCGATATCTCCCAGGCTGCCGACATTCTCGGGCTTGCCGCCCATGAGCTGAAACGGGATGCGGTGCGCATCGAGCATGTCAGACGCGCTCACCTTTTTAATATTAAAAAAGTCATCTTTGGTGGCGACCTCGCTTAACGGCACGATTTTAATCCCGTCCGGTTTGCCGTTCGGCGCGTAGAAAAACAGGTTCTTAAAATTGCCGAGCCCCTTCGAGCTGCGCATCGCATCGCGCATCGCCTCAACGTCGGTGCTGCTCTGCGCCGCGTCGGTCACGTACATGATGTACCCTGCGTGCGCGCCGTTCTGGTAATACTTGCGGCGAAACAGCGTCGCCGACTCATTCAGCCATGCCGAGTTTAGCGCGCTGAGATATTCCGGCATCCCGTAAAGCTCCTGGTTGATATCCGGCTCCAGCAGATGAAACACCGAGCCTGGTTCAAACTGCTGCGGCTGCGAAAAGCCCGGCACCCACCAGTAAACATCCTCCTCCACGCCGCGCCGCGTGTATTTGGCCGGCGAGGCATCCAGCCTGATAACCTTGCCGGTCACGCTTTTTCGCGCCTCAAGAAACGCATTACCGAACACCAGAAAATCCAGCACGAAGCGACTGAAATCCTGCTGTGACAACAGCGGGTGCGGAATAAACGTGCTTGCCAGAATGTTGCGCTTCACGTAAATCGGCGAGCTGTGATGTACGGCGGCGCGCAGGCTTTTTGCCAGGCCGGCGAAGCTGACCGGCGGCTCGTACCATTTGCCGTTACTGATGCACTCGACATAATCGAGAATATCGCGGCGGTCGAGCACCGGCGTCGCTCGCCAAACGTGAAAGCCTCCATCTTTTGCGCGCCGGCGGTGGTCGTGGCCGCGCGGTTATCGCGCTGGCGGTTTTTACGTTTACTCATCAGTAAAACTCCAGAATTGAGGATGATGCCTGGCCGCTCCCGGCGGTCAGCGGCTCGTTTAACAGGGCGTGCATGGTGGCCCACGCAACATCCGCATGACTCGCTTCCTCGCTGCGGCTCGCCTCATAGGTGGCGCTGCGCCCGCTGCTGGTCATGGTCTTGCGGATTGCCATAAAGGACTGGGTGATATCCGTGGCGCCGGCGTCGTACTCCAGACAGCCCCGGCTGATGGTGTCTTTTGCTTTCAACACCATTGCGGTTTTAACTTCCGGGCTGTAACGGATTTCGCGCGCGGCAGGCCAGAAGGCGCGCACAAGCTGAAACACGCCCTGGCCGATGCCGGTTGCATCGATGCCGATGTACTCGACCTGATATTTTTCAGTGAGCTCGCGGATGGCCTGCGCCTGGGTGGCGAAGTCCATGCCTTTCCACTGGTGGCGCTCCAGAATGCGGAACTTGCCGCCCGAGACAACCGGCGGCGCCAGCACCACGCAGCCGGCAGAATCGCCGGTATGCGAGGGGTCGTAGCCAATCCACACCGGGCGCGAGCCGAACGGACGCGCGGCGAAGGGCGAGAAATCTTCCCACTCCTCCAGGCTGTCGACCATGCAGCGTTGCAACTCCTCGAACGGAAACACCGAGGCTTTGTCGTCGACGAACTCGCACATGAAAAGATTGCGGAAATCCTCGGCGCTGTTTTCCCGCTTCAGCGCGTCCAGGTCGAACAGGTCGCAGCCACCGGCGAGCGCGTCCTCAATGGTGACAATCTGGCGCCACTGACCATCCCCGCACAGCATGCCGCCGGCGAGCGCCGCGTGGCTGATATCGATATCCACGCGCTCGGCTGCTGAGGTACGGCCCTTGTTGAACAGATCGCCAGACCAGAAAGGAAACGCGCCATGCCCGAGGGTGGAGGGCGTCGAGAAATAGGTCGAGCGCAGGTGTTTCTGCGACGCCATGCCCGAGGCGACCTTACGCAGCCGCTGGAAATTCGGGATCCAGAAAATCTCATCGACATACAAATCGCCGTTATGGCTCTGCGCGGTGTTGGAGTTGGTGCCGAGAAAAATCAGCTTGGCGCCGTTGTTGCCGATGACAATCGGGTCGCCAGACAGCTCCACGTCGACAAGGCGCGCAAACTGGATGATGTATTCGCGAAACACATACGCCTGCGTTTTGGAGGCGGATAAAAATATCTGGTTATGGCCGGTTTCCAGCGCGCGCAGCAGCGCCTCGCGGGAAAAGTAGAACGTGGCGCCAATCTGGCGCGATTTAAGAATGTCGCGGATGCGGTGCTCTAATCCGGCCCTGTGCCAGCGCAACTGATAGTCGAAAGACTCCTCGAAAAAAATCTCCCTGAGCTTGTCGATAGCCTCCTCGCTGAAGAAATTCTTTTTCGGCTTGCGGCGGTCGCCCTTGTTGCGGTTCGCCACGTTGGGGTTTAAATCCGCCTCGTTGCCGGTCTGGCCGTAGCGGTTCACCCTGGCGAGGCGCTCCATCTGGCGCGAGAGAAAATCCGCGACTTTAAAGTCGTGCGCGGTCAGCTCGGGCTTTGCATAAAGCTGAATCAGCCGCGCCTCAAGCGTGTTCTCGACGCGCTGAATGGGCGCCGTCTCATCCCATCCGTCGCGCTGCTTCCAGCTCTGTACGGTCGGACGTTTGATTTTCAGCATCTCCGCGATTTGCGGCACGGAAAAGCCCTGCCAGTAGAGCAGCGCCGCCTGTCGTCGCGGGTCGTTTAAAAGCGTGGTGTCGGTGGTGATGGTCATGAAAGCCTCGCCGTAAGTGGTACACGGCAAGGCTACTTAAGCGCGCCCGGCGATTCGCTAAAGCGCTGTTGTGTGGCGGCTTATCCATCCGGGATTGATAGCGAAGGAAGCGCGGCGCCGGGAAACTAACCCCGAACCCGTAACCCCACTTTCAGGACTCCTGACAATGGCAAAAAAAGTCTCAAAATTCTTTCGTATCGGCGTTGAGGGCGACACCTGTGACGGTCGCGTCATCAGCGCCGGCGACATTCAGGAAATGGCCGCGAGCTTTGATCCGCGCGTCTATGGCTGCCGCATCAACCTTGAGCACCTGCGCGGCATCCTGCCCGATGGCGTCTTTAATCGCTATGGCGATGTGGTCGAACTGAAAGCCGAAAAGATTGATGACGATTCCGCGCTTAACGGCAAATGGGCGCTGTTTGCGAAAATCGCCCCGCTCGACAACCTGGTCGACATGGTCGGCAAGGGCCAGAAGGTTTACACCTCAATGGAAATCCAGCCGAACTTTGCCAACAGCGGTAAATGCTATCTGGTCGGCCTGGCCGTGACTGACGATCCGGCAAGCCTCGGCACCGAATACCTCGAATTCTGCCGCACCGCCAAATCCAGTCCCCTTAACCGCTTTAAAGCGAGCCCGGAAAACCTGATTTCCGCCGCCACCCTGGCGGAGCTGGAATTTGAAGACCAGCCCGAGACGGTTTTCACGGCGCTGACCGACAAGGTGAAAGCCATTTTCAGCCGCAAGCAGGCGAACGACGATGCGCGCTTTAAAGACGTGCATGAAGCGGTGACCGCCGTCAGCGAGCACGTGCAGGAAAATCTGAGCGCCACCGAACAGCGCCTCGCCGCGATGGAAAACGCCTTCAGCGCGCTGAAGCAGGACGTGACCAGTCAGACCTCGCAGACCAGCCAGGCGCTCACTGACCTGAAAACCTCGCTCGACAATACCGAGAGCTTTACGCAGCCCCGCCGCACGCAGGCGACCGGCGGCGAAGGCGATTCGCTGTCGACCAACTGCTGACCGGCCGCGCCGGCACGCACACCCGTAAATTCACCTGACAACAGGAAAAACCATGCGCCAGGAAACCCGCTTTAAATTTAATGCTTACCTCTCCCGTATTGCCGAGCTGAACGGTATCGACGTCGGCGACGTGTCGAAAAAATTCAGCGTGCAGCCGTCGGTCACGCAAACCCTGATGGATACCGTGCAGGAGTCCTCGGAGTTTCTGACGAAAATCAACATCGTGCCGGTGAGCGAACTCAAGGGCGAAAAGATTGGCGTCGGCGTTACCGGCTCCATCGCGAGCACGGCAGACACCGCGAATGGCCATGCCCGCGAAACCGGGGATTTCGCCGCGCTGGAGTCCAACAAGTACGAGTGCGACCAGATTAACTTCGACTTCCACCTGCGCTACAAAACTCTCGACCTGTGGGCGCGTTTTCAGGATTTTCAGTTGCGTATCCGCAACGCCATCATCAAGCGCCAGGCGCTCGACTTCATCATGGCCGGCTTTAACGGCGTGAAGCGTGCGCCAACGTCTGACCGTGCTGAAAACCCGATGCTTCAGGATGTGGCGGTGGGCTGGCTTCAGAAGTACCGCAACCAGGCGCCGGCGCGCGTGATGGGTAAGGTCACGGCTGAAAGCGGTGAGGTGGTGTCTGACGTGATCCGCGTCGGCAAGGGCGGCGACTATGAAAACCTCGACGCGCTGGTCATGGATGCCACCAACACGATGATTGCGCCGTGGCACCAGGAAAACCCGGACATGGTGGTTATCTGCGGTCGTCAGCTGCTGGCCGACAAATACTTCCCGCTGGTCAATAAGCAGCAGGATAACAGCGACCTGCTGGCCGCTGACGTCATTGTCAGCCAGAAACGCATCGGCAACCTGCCGGCGGTGCGCGTGCCGTATTTCCCGCCGGATGCGCTGATGATCACCACGCTGGAAAACCTCTCCATCTATTTCATGGATGAGAGCCACCGCCGCGTTATCGAGGAAAACGCGAAGCTCGACCGCGTGGAGAACTACGAGTCGATGAATATCGATTACGTGGTGGAAGACTACGCCGCCGGCTGCCTGGTGGAACATATCAAGGTCGGCACCTTCACCACGGCCGCGCCGGACGTGCAGGCAGCATCGACCCCGGCGCAGGAAGCCACCAATCCGGCGCAGGAAGGCTAAGCCATGACGAGCCCCGCACAGCGTCACATGATGCGGGTCTCGGCCAGTGAAACCGCGCAGCGGCAGGATAAGCCGCTGCGCCATGCCACTGCTTACGAGCAGATGCTGGTTAAGCTGGCCGCCGACCAACGCACCCTTAAACAAATCCATTCCACCGAGCGCAAGGCGGAGAAAAAGCGCGAGCTGCTGCCGTTCTATCTGCCGTGGGTTACCGGCGTACTTGAGCAGGGCAAAGGCGCGCAGGACGACATTCTGATGACGGTCATGCTCTGGCGTCTCGATGCCGGTGACATTGCCGGCGCGCTCGATATCGCCCGCTATGCCCTGCGCTACGGCCTGACCATGCCCGGCCAGCACCGCCGCGCGCCCGCGTACCTCTTTACCGAGGAGGTGGCGCTCGCCGCGATGCGCGCCCATGCCGCCGGCGAGGCGGTCAGCATTGCGCTTCTGACCGATACGCTGGCGCTCACGCAGGCCGCAGACATGCCCGACCAGGTACGCGCGAAGCTGCATAAAATCACCGGCCTTGTGCTGCGCGATGCCGGCGAGCCTGCCGCCGCGCTGGAGCACCTGCGCCGCGCGATGCAGCTCGACGCACAGGCGGGCGTAAAAAAAGAGATTGAGCGCCTCGACCGGGAGCTGCAACCGAAACCCGCCAGGCCGGCGGCAAAGCCCGCCGCGCCCCGTAAAAAAGACAACGCGATCCGCGACGCCCGCAAAACGCGGCCGCCCGAGGAAAAACGCCGTTTAACAGAATGCGCCACGCGCCAGGGCGGCACGCCGGTCAATGCGGGTTTTACCCGATCTGCGACCGGCGTCCACCGCCCACCCTGACAGGAGAAAGTAATGATGCGGATTATCAGCGGCGAGGAGCAGCCTGGCGGGCCGGCAGACCTCACGCCGCCCGGTGATGAGCCGGTGATTAAGAACACCCCGTTTTTTCCCGACGTGGAGCCGAAGCGGGTCCGCGAGCTGATGCGCCTTGAACAGACCTTTTCGCCGGCGCGCGTTCGCGAGGCCATCTGTGCCGGCATCGCGGAAACCAACGCTGAGCTGACGGAATACCGCCGCACGCAGCAGGCCGCCGGCTTTAAGCGTCTTGCTGACGTGCCGGCGGATGTGCTGGACGGTGAAAGCGTGCGGATATTCCTGTATCTGCGTGCCGTCAGTGCAATGGCGACCGCCTCGCTTTACGGGCGCTATCGCGGCGCCGACGCCAGCGGTAAAGGGGATAAAAAGGCCGACAGCATCGACAGTACGGTTGATGAACTGTGGCGGGATATGCGCTGGTCAGTGGCCCGCCTTCAGGACAGGCCGCACTGCATCATAGGGCAAATATGAAAACCTTCGCGTTACAGGGCGACACGCTCGATGCGATTTGTGCGCGCCATTACGGGCGCACCGGGGGCGTTGTCGAGACGGTGCTGACTGCCAATCCGGGCCTTGCCGACCTCGGCGCCGTTCTGCCGCACGGCACGGCGGTCGAGCTGCCCGATATCGCGCCGGCGCCCGCCGCTGAGAGCATCAACTTATGGGATTAACCATGGAAAAAATCAGCACCTTTTTAGCCTACTGGCTCTCCGCGCTGCTGGCCTTTTTCGGTGCCATGACACCGCAGGACGTTGCGGCCTATTTCGGCATGTTCGGCGTCGCCGTCACGGTGGCCGTGAACTGGTATTACCGGCGCAAAGAGATGTTGTTCCGCACCGCGCGCAAAGAGGAGGTTATCCGTGAACTCAATCGTTAAACGCTGTGCCGTGGGCGCGGTGCTGGCGCTGGCCGCGCTGCTGCCCGATTACGCGCGTCTGCATACCTCGCCGCAGGGACTCGCGCTGATTGGCGATCTGGAGGGGTGCCGCCTGAAGCCCTACCAGTGCAGCGCCGGCGTCTGGACGTCGGGCATCGGTCACACGGCGGGGGTGGTGCCGAAGCAAGATATCACCGAACGCGAGGCCGCCGTGAACCTGGTCGCCGACGTGCTGAAGGTCGAGAAAGCGCTTGCGGTCTGCGCGCCGGTTGCCATGCCGCCGCCGGTTTATGACGCGGTGGTCAGTTTCGCGTTTAACGTCGGCACCGGCGCGGCCTGCCGGTCAACGCTCATGGGGTTTATCAACGCGAAAAAGTGGGTGCAGGCGTGCGACCAGCTCCCCCGCTGGGTGTATGTCAACGGCGTGCGTAACGCCGGGCTTGAAAACCGCCGCGCCCGTGAGCGGGCGCTGTGCCTGAAAGGAGCACTATGAAAACGCTGATCGTTTTACTTCTGCTAGCGCTCGCCGGTCTGGTCTGGCTGGGGCGGGAAAACAGCACGCTCGCGCGAAGCTTTGAAAAGGCGAACCGCGTGGCCGACGGGCAGAAAACCCAAATCAGTATGCTGAAAAATCAGCTCAACGTGGCCGTCAGCCTGGCGGATAAAAACGAACGGGCGCAGGTAACGCTGCGCGGCCAGCTTGACGCCGCGCGCGAGGCGGCGCAGCGACAGGAACAGACCATCACGAGGTTACTCAATGAAAACGACGAATTTCGCCGCTGGTATCGCACTGGTTTGCCTGACGCTGTGCGCCGGGTGCACCAACGCCCCGCCTGCGCCTCTGCCGGTCACTGTTTACAACGCCTGCCCGAAAGTCAGCCTGTGCCCGATGCCGGGCAGCGACCCGGTCACTAACGGCGATCTGAGTGCGGATATCCGTCGCCTGGAGCGCGCGCTGGAGAGTTGCGCGCTTCAGGTGGAAGCCGTGAAACACTGCCAGGATGAAACTGATGAAAAAGCCCGAGAGCCTGCGAAAAGCCCTGACTGATGCGCTGCCGGTACTGCGTACTAACCCGGATATGCTGCGCCTGTTTATCGACAACGGCCAGATTGCCGCCACGCTCGCCGCCTCGCTGTCGTTTGAAAACCGCTACACGCTGAATGTGGTCGTGACCGATTACACCGGCGATATTAACCTGCTGCTTGTGCCGGTCGCCGCGTGGTTACGGGAAAATCAGCCCGATATCATGACCACGGACGACGGCATGAAAAAAGGTTTCACCTGGTATGCGGATATCAACAACGACAGCAGCGTCGACGTCAGCATCAGCCTGTTAATCAGCGAGCGCACGCTGGTTAAAGAGTCGGACGGCGCGCTGTATGTCTCTGACGTACCGGAGCCGCCACCGCCGGAGCCGGTCACGCGTCCGGCTGAGCTTTATATCAACGGTGAATTGGTGAGTCGCTGGCATGAGTGATTTCAGCCCGTTTGAAAAGCGGCTTTCCGCGCTGATTGCCGCCCTGTCACCGGCGGGCCGGCGGCGGATGGCGCAGGATATCGCAAAGACGCTGCGCACCCGGCAGCAGCAGCGCATTAAGTCGCAGAAAGCCCCGGACGGCAGCGCCTACGCGCCGCGCCGGCTTCAGGCCGCCCGCGCAAAAAAAGGCCGGGTGAAACGCGAAATGTTCGCGAAGCTTCGCACCAGTCGTTTTATGAAAGCCACCGGCAGCAGCGATGCCGCCGTGGTGGAATTTACCGGTAAGGTGCAGCGCATCGCGCGGGTGCATCAGTACGGCCTGAAAGATAAGCCTGGCCGCAACGGCAAGGCGGTTCAGTATCCGGCGCGCCCGTTGCTCGGGTTTGATGAGGGCGACCGGCAGGCGGTCGAGGAACTCATTATTTCAAATTTAAAGGGGGCTCTATAAGAGCCCCCTTTAACGATCTTAATTTCCTTTTACAGCTTTGATTATACTTGCAAGCTGCTCAATTCCATCAAACGTAGACGGGGTTTTTTCATCAGAACCCATGATGTTTGAAAAAATAATGTCTTCAAACTTTGTAAGGGGGTTGATTTTGTCACTTATTATATCTTTAGAGTATTCGGCGTAATTGTGAACGAACTGGCAAAGGTTTTTTCGAAGGTTTATTTGCATAAGTTGTGCGCGAACGGAGTTGAAATTATTTAACACAACTCTAAAGAAATAAATGAGAATTAAGGTTAGTGACAGTAAAGGGATGGATTTTAGTAAGTGACCTAATATATCTCCGGTGCCTACTAAACTGGATAGTAATCGCGCCTCCCAGATTAAAGGGAGGCACAGCAATACTCCCATTAAAAATAACAACCACTTGGTTTTTGCCAGTTCTGTTGACTTTGCTGCGCTTAGGGTTGAAAAGGCATCCTGTAGCCCAATGAAATTGAAGGCATTTTTTTGCTCTTCCAGTTTGCTATTTAGATGATTGACAATTTTTGTTTTTTCATTCATTTCCTCTCGCAGGCCTTTCATTTCATGTGCAAATGCCCTTTGTTCCTCTAAGAAATCATTGTAAGAAGTAGTATTTAGTTCTTGGAGGCATTTTTTTACCGTTAGGGTTGGCTGTTGACATAAGGCATAATGAATTTCTTTTTTGTAAGGCTCTGGGAAGTTATCGATATTATATACGCCGAATCGAAAGAATTTTTCGTTTACACTAAACATTTCATTGAATTGTGAGAACCCTATGCTCATCCGTCTAAAGTTAGCGTTGGAAATATTAAATTCAGCATTAAAACCAAAAAGCAGGGAAAAAACCAATCCTTCATTGATATTTTGATTTCTGTCTGGGTGTAATGCATCTAATAAAGGAGAGTGCAGGTGCTCAATGTTATATGCACAGAATTCATCCCATTTTTTTGCTGTGCTCTTTATGTAATCTAACAATTCAATAATAAGTTTGTTTCTTTCTTCTTCGAATGGTGAATTAGCTTGGGTTTCTGCGATTCGCTCTTTGCAATATGAGGCAGCATTATGAAAATCGTCGGTTTCAAAAAAAATATTATTCATAAGTACATTCGCTCGTAATATGTTGTGCCGTTTACAGAAGAACGGCTTTTGCTGTGAAGTGTGTCAACCTGAACACATCATAAAGCCATGCAAACTCAATTCAATGAAATCTCGCGCTTGCTGCGCAACATGATCCGCACCGGTGTCATCGTCTCGGTGGATACCGACGCGGGGCGCTGTCGCGTGCAGACCGGGAAAAACGTGACCGACTGGTTGCAGTGGCTTACCCACCGCGCCGGGCGTTCGCGCACCTGGTGGGCGCCGTCGGTCAGTGAACAGGTGCTTATCCTCGCCGTGGGTGGCGAGCTCGATACCGCGTTTGTGCTGCCGGGCATTTTCTCTGACGACAACCCGGCGCCGTCGGCCTCCGCTGACGCCGTTCACCTCGCCTTTCCTGACGGGGCGGTCATCGAGTACGAGCCCGCAAGCGGTGCGCTTAAGGTTTCCGGCATTCAGACAGCCAGCATCAGCGCGGCTAAATCCGCAACCGTGACCGTGCCGGTCGTTACCGTCACCGCCTCCACACGTATCACCCTCGACACGCCGGAAGTGGTGTGCACCAACAAACTCATCACCGGCACCCTTGAGGTGCAGAAAGGCGGCAAGATGGAAGGCAATATCCAGCACAGCGGCGGCGCGCTCACCTCCAACGGCGTGCGGGTCGATGAGCACAGTCACGGCGGCATTGAACGCGGCGGAAGCTGGACGGAGGGCACACAATGACGGCCCGCTACAGCGGCATGAGCCGCGACACCGGCATGACGCTCACCGATGCGGCGCACATCAGCCAGAGCATCCGCGACATTCTCACGACGCCGGTCGGCTCGCGCGTGATGCGCCGTGATTACGGCTCGCTGCTGTCGATGCTGCTTGACCAGCCACAAAATCAGGCGCTGCGCCTGCAAATCATGTCGGCGTGCTACATGGCCATCCTGAAGTGGGAGCCGCGCGTGCGCCTGACCGGACTCACTTTTGAAACCCGCTTTAACGGTGAAATGGTGGTCGAAATCAGCGGCCAGCGCACCGACACGGGCGGCGATATTTCCTTAACCATTCCTGTGAGCTGATAACGATGCCGACCATTGACCTGAGCCAGCTACCCGCCCCCGATGTGGTCGAGGAGCTCGATTTTGAAGCCATTCTCGCCGAGCGAAAGGCGACGCTGATTTCCCTGTATCCCGAGGAGGAGCAGGACGCCGTCGCGCGCACGCTGGCGCTGGAATCCGAGCCCGTTGTGAAGCTGCTACAGGAAAATGCTTACCGCGAGGTCATCTGGCGCCAGCGGGTTAACGAGGCGGCGCGCGCCGTGATGCTCGCCTATGCCAGCGGCGGCGATCTGGACGTGAGCGCCGGCAACCTCAACACCGTCCGCCTGACCATCACGCCTGCGGATGAGTCCACGCTCCCGCCAGCGCCTGCCGTGATGGAAAGCGACACCGATTTTCGTCTGCGCGCGCAGCAGGCGTTTGAGGGGTTAAGCGTGGCCGGACCGGTGGGCGCGTATGAATATCACGGACGCAGCGCCGACGGGCGCGTCGCGGATGTGTCAGTGGTAAGCCCGACACCGGCCTGCGTCACCGTGACGGTGCTGTCACGCGATAACGACGGCGTGGCCGATGCCGCCCTGCTGGCCGTGGTTGACCGTGCGCTCAATGCCGAAGATGTGCGCCCGGTGGGCGACCGGGTGACGGTGCAGGCCGCCGAGATTGTGCCGTATACCATTCAGGCCACGCTCTACCTCTTTCCCGGTCCGGAGGCGGAGCCGATCCGCCTGGCGGCCGAGAGCAGGCTTAAAACCTACATCACCACGCAGCACCGGCTCGGGCGGGATATCCGACAGTCGGCAATTTATGCCGCCATTCATGTCGAAGGCGTGCAGCGGGTGGAGCTGGCAGGCCCGGCCGCTGACCTTGTGCTCGGCAAGCATCAGGCGTCGCTGTGCACCGATTACTCGCTGACGGTCGGGGGCTCCGATGAGTGATAACCGCCTGCTGCCGGTGGGCTCCTCGCCGCTGGAGGTGGCTGCCGCGAAAGCGTGCGCGGAAATAACCCGTGTGCCGGTGCCGCTGCGCATCCTGTGGAACCCCGCCACGTGTCCGGTAAGCCTGCTGCCTTATCTCGCCTGGGCGCTGTCGGTTGACCGCTGGGATGAGCGCTGGCCGGAAGCGACGAAACGCAGCGTTATCGCCGCCTCGTTCTACGTGCACAGGCACAAAGGCACCATTAGCGCGCTGCGCCGCGTGGTCGAGCCGCTCGGCTACCTGATTGACGTGCGCGAGTGGTGGCAAGTCAACGAGACGCCCGGCACGTTTCGTCTTGAGGTGGGCGTGCTGGATAACGGTATCACCGAAGAGATGTATCAGGAGCTTGAGCGCCTTATTTCTGATGCCAAACCGGCAAGCCGGCATCTGACCGGCCTCAATATCAGCCTGAGCACTGACGGCGCGGCCTTTGTCGGGGCGGCCAGCTACAGCGGCGACACGCTCACTGTTTACCCCTATCTACCCGAGGAAATCACCGTGGGCGGCACGTTTAACGCCGGCGCGGCGATTCATTTAATTGATAACCTGAGAGTGACGGCATGACCGCAAAATATTTTGCTCTTCTGACCAACCAGGGCGCGGCGCGGCTGGCGAATGCGGCCGCGCTGGGCACGAAACTTAACCTGACACAGCTCGCGGTCGGTGACGGCGGCGGAAGCCTGCCGGTGCCGGATACGGCGCAGACCCGGCTGATTAACGAAAAGCGCCGCGCGCCGCTGAATATTCTGTCGGTCGACCCGGTGAACACGAGCCAGATTATCGCCGAGCAAATCATCCCGGAAAGCGAGGGCGGCTACTGGATTCGTGAAATCGGGCTGTATGACGATGCCGGTGTGCTGATTGCGGTAGCGAACTGCCCGGAAACCTATAAGCCATTACTTACCGAGGCAGCGGGCGCACGCAGACCATCCGCCTGGTGCTGATTGTCTCGGCGACGGACGCCGTGGCGCTGAAAGTCGACCCCGCTGTCGTGCTGGCGACCCGAAAATATGTCGATGACGGTGTTATTGAGGTAAAGAGCTTTACCGATAAACAGCTCAAGGCGCATGAGGCGAAAGCGAATCCGCACTCTCAATATTTGCTGATTAAAAATGCGCTGAAAGAAATCGCCGACGCCGGCCTCGCCGGTGAAGTGCTCGAAAATCTTGGTCTGAAAGATATTGCAGTGTCGCTCAAATATGGTGCCCCGCTTATCGGTGAACTGGTCGAGTGGCCGCACGAAAAAATGCCCCAGGAGATTTGGCCTGACATGTCTATGGAGTTTATCCCGTACATGGCCCAGTCATTCGATCCTGTGAAATACCCTCTTTTGTCGAAACTGCATCCGAAAAACAAGCTACCGGCTGACATGCGTGCACAGGTTGCGCGTGGCTGGGATAACGGAAGGGGGATTGATACCGGGCGCGTGCTGATGAGTGAACAGGGTGATGCTGTCAGGAACATAACCGGCACCGTCGGCAATGTTCAGTTCCGTACTGGCGGGGAGTCCGGAACTGGTGCTCAATCCGGCGTATTTAAAATGGAAGCGTCGACAGTAGCCGGGAACTCCAGCGCTGGCGTGGACCCTGCACGGGTTGTTGGTATTGATATTTCAAAACAGGTGCCTACCGCAGCAGAAAACCGGGTTAAAAGCGTGGCGTGGAATTTTATTGTGAGAGCTAAGTGATGGCTGAATTATTTGATAAGAATGGCAATGCGACAGAAACAACGACCGTAACTGTTTATGGATTCGACCAGCAAACCGGGGAATATCAGAATACCTATAAAGCCAGAATCCTGGCGGGTACCGGCATTCCTGGTTTTTCTACGATGCAGGCAGTTCCCGAATCAAAAGCCGGTTACACATTAGTCTGGAACGGTAAAGCGTGGCAGGAGCGGGAAGATCATCGCGGCAAAACAGCCTATGAGAAAGCAACCGGCGATGCCGTGATCATTAAAGCGCTTGGTCTGCCGGATGATGAATACACCTTGTGCGAGCCTGCCACACCATACGATAAATGGAACGGCACGGCGTGGGTGACAGATACAGACGCCCGGCACGCCGCCGATGTTGTCGCAGCAGAGCAGCAAAAGTCCACGTTACTTGCCGAAGCGGCCACCGAAATTGAATGGCGGCAGTATGCGGTCAGTAAGGGGATTGCGACGGAGGAGGAGCTTGCCGCGCTTGATAAATGGAATTTATATCGGGTGCGGCTGATGCGCATTGTTACCAGCCAGGCTCCCGAGATTGAATGGCCTGGGCGTCCTTAGATGAACGCTGTGCCGTGACTTTTCACTCGTCACGGCGCATACCTCTTTCAACCCTAATCCATCTGTTACAGGTCCGTCCCGGAATCTTAAACGGCCCAAATTCCCGTTGTGTCAGCCGCCGCCGAACCCTGACAGTTAGCCGCGTGCAGGCGTAAACCAGACAATATCACTCACCCCTAACCCCCACGGAGTTAACCGGATGAGTGATTATCATCACGGCGTGCAGGTCGTCGAAGTCAACGACGGCACGCGCGTCATTTCCACTGTTTCCACGGCGATTATCGGCATGGTCTGTACGGCCAGCGATGCCGATGCCGCCACCTTTCCCCTCAACGTGCCGGTACTGATTACCAACGTGCAGAGCGCTATCGCAAAAGCCGGAAAAAAAGGCACGCTGGCTGCCGCCCTTCAGGCCATCGCTGACCAGGCGAAACCCGTCACCGTTGTGGTGCGCGTGGCTGAAGGCACCGGCGAGAGCGAGGAGGCGCTCGCACAGACCGTTTCGAACATCATCGGCGGCACCGATGAAAACGGCCAGCTCACCGGCATGAAAGCGTTACTGACTGCCGAGGCGGTGACCGGCGTCAAGCCGCGCATTCTCGGCGTGCCGGGCTTCGACACGCTGGACGTGGCGGTCGCGCTCGCGTCTGTCTGTCAGAAGCTGCGCGCGTTCGGCTATGTCAGCGCATGGGGCTGTAAAACTATCTCTGACGTTATCGCCTACCGTAAAAACTTCGGCCAGCGCGAGCTGATGCTTATCTGGCCGGACTTTATCGCCTGGAACACCACAACCAGCGCCAGCGATACCGCCTTCGCCACTGCGCGCGCACTCGGCCTGCGCGCCCGAATCGACCAGGAAACGGGCTGGCATAAAACCCTGTCGAACGTGGCCGTTAACGGCGTGACCGGCATCAGTGCGTCGGTGTTCTGGGATTTGCAGGAGCCCGGCACCGATGCCGACCTGCTGAACCAGGCCGGCCTCACGACGCTGATTCGCAAAGACGGTTTCCGCTTCTGGGGTAACCGCTGCTGTTCAGACGATCCGCTGTTTCTCTTTGAAAATTACACCCGCACCGCGCAGGTGCTCGCCGACACCATCGCCGAGGCGCACATGTGGGCGATGGATAAGCCCATCACCCCGACGCTTATCCGCGACATCGTGGACGGCATCAACGCCAAATTCCGCGAGCTGAAAACTGCCGGCTATATCGTTGACGCGCTGTGCTGGGTGGATGAGTCAGCGAACGACAAAGAAACCCTGAAGGCCGGCAAGCTGATGCTGGATTATGACTACACGCCGGTGCCACCGCTGGACAACCTGACGCTGCGCCAGCGCATCACCGATAAATACCTGGCGAATCTCGTGTCGTCAGCGGCTAACGCTTAAGGAGCAAAAAGCACATGGCACTTCCGCGCAAGCTCAAATACATGAACCTGTTTAACGACGGCCTGAGTTATCTCGGCGTTGTTAAGTCTGTGACCCTGCCAAAGCTGACCCGCAAGCTGGAGAACTATCGCGGCGGCGGCATGAACGGCAGCGCCCCGGTTGATTTCGGCCTCGATGACGATGCGCTCTCGATGGAATGGACGATTGGTGGCTTCCCCGATGAATCTATCTGGTCGCAGTACGGCGCAAGTTCGGTGCCCCTGCGCTTTGCCGGCTCCTGCCAGCGCGACGACACCGGCGAAACGGTGGCCGTCGAGGTGGTGATGCGTGGCCGTCACAAGGAAATCGACAGCGGCGAAAGCAAACAGGGCGAAGACACAGAAACCAAAATCAGCACGCAGTGCACCTATTTCAAGCTCACCATGAACGGCAAAGAGCTCGTTGAAATCGACACCGTGAACATGGTGGAGAAGGTGAACGGCGTCGACCGCCTGGAGCAGCACCGCCGCAATATCGGGCTGGCCTGATGTAACCCGGTCAGCCTCTGCTGGCCGGCTCTTTTAACGTATCTATAAAGCGAGACTGTCATGATTCAATCTAATGAAAACACCGTTACCCTGGTAAACCCGGTTAAACGCGGCGAGCAGGAAATCAGCACCATTACCGTGATTAAACCCAATGCCGGCACGCTGCGCGGCGTGGGGCTGGCCGCGCTGGCAACCTGTGAAGTGGATGCGCTGATTAAGGTGCTGCCGCGCATGACCTACCCGAACCTCACCGAGCAGGAAGTCATCGCGCTTGAGCTGCCCGACCTGATGGCGCTCGCCGGGAAGGTTGTCGGTTTTTTGTCGCCGACTTCGGAAGCCTGACGTTCCCGGAACATTTTTCGACGGACGATCTGATAGCGGATATCGCAGTGATATTCCACTGGCCGCTGTCAGAGCTCTTTTCCCTGAGTCTGTCCGAGCTCATCACATGGCGCGAAAAGGCGCTCCAGCGAAGCGGAAACATGAATGAGTGAAAATGTAAAACTCCAGGTCTTTCTGAAGGCGGTAGACCAGGCGACACGCCCGTTTAAGCACATCGGGACGGCGAGCAAAGCGCTCTCGGGCGAGATTCGCGGCACGCAGAAAACCCTGCGCGAGCTCAACGCGCAGGCCGGGAAAATTGACGGTTTCCGCAAGGCCAGCGCCCAGCTCGCGGTGACCGGACAGTCGCTGGAAAAAGCAAAGGCGGAAGCGGAAGCGCTGGCGACACAGTTCAGGAACACCCAAAAGCCGACGCTGGCGCAGGGCCGGGCGATGGAATCCGCGAAACGCGCGGCGGAGTCGCTCCAGGCCAAATACAACAGCCTGAGCCAGTCGGTTGCGCGCCAGAAAGACGAGCTTGGGAAAGCCGGGATTAATACCCGCAACCTGGCCGCCGGTGAGCAGCGTCTTAAAACCAGTATCAGCGAAACCACGGCGCAGCTTGCCAGGCAGCGCGAGGCGCTGGCCCGCGTCAGTGCACAGCAGGAAAAGCTGAACGCGGTTAAGGCCCGCTACCAGAAAGGCAGGGCGTTTGCCGGCAGTGCCGCCGGCGCTGCTGCCGTGGGGATGGCGACAACCGGCATTGTGGCCGGCTCGGCGCTGATGCGGCCCGGTTATGAGTTTGCGCAGAAAAACTCCGAGCTTCAGGCCGTGCTCGGTGTGGAAAAACAGTCAGCGGAAATGCAGGCGCTGCGCAACCAGGCGCGCCAGCTCGGCGACAACACCGCCGCTTCGGCAGGTGATGCGGCAGCCGCGCAGATTATCATCGCCAAAGCGGGTGGCAATGCGGCGGCTATTCAGGCGGCAACTCCCGTCACGCTGAATATGTCACTCGCCAACCGGCAGACGATGGAGGAAAACGCGCAGTTACTGCTGGGTACTAAAAACGCCTTCCAGTTATCAAATGACAAGGTAGCTCACATTGGCGATGTGCTTTCCGCCACGATGAACAAATCAGCCGCTGATTTTCAGGGGCTAAGCGATGCCATGACCTATCTGGCACCCGTTGCACGTGCTGCCGGAGTAAGCCTCGAAGAAGCCGCAGCAATGACGGGCGTGCTTCACGATAACAACATTACTGGCTCTATGGCCGGTACGGGTAGCTCGGCGGTAGTCACCCGATTACAGACGCCTACCGGTGAGGCTTTCAACGCGCTAAAAGAGCTGGGGATTCAGACCGCTGACAGCAAAGGCAATATGCGGCCTGTCTTTACCATCCTGAAGGAAATCAGCGCGAGCTTTGCCAGCCATAAGCTCGGGAACGCGCAGCAGGGCGAGTACCTTAAAACCATTTTTGGCGAGGAAGCGCTTAAGTCAGCGAATGCGCTTTTGCAGGGTGCGACTTCCGGCAAGCTCGATAAGCTGGCCGCAGCCCTGAAAGCCTCGGATGGCAAGACCGCAGAACTTGTCGGAATTATGCAGGACAACCTCGGCGGCGATTTTAAAGAGTTTCAGTCGGCCTACGAGGCAGTTGGTACAGACCTTTTCGACCAGCAGGAAAGCTCACTGCGCAAACTGGTACAGACCGCGACCCGTTACGTGCTGCGCCTCGATAACTGGATTAAAAACAACAAGGCGCTGGCAGGCACATTAACCATGATTGCCGGCGTGGCGGCTGCCGTGATCGGCGTTGTGGGGGCCATCGGACTGGTTGCATGGCCGGTCATTACCGGGATAAACGCGATCATCGCGGTAGCGGGCAGTCTCGGCACCATCTTTACCGTGGCGGGTAGCGCCATTGCCACGGCTATAGGCGCGCTCACCTGGCCGATTGTGGCGGTGGTGGCGGCCATCGTCGCCGGTGCGTTCCTGATCCGTAAATACTGGCAACCCATCAGCGCCTTTTTCGGCGGCGTGATGGACGGCCTGCGCGCGGCATTCGGGCCGGTGGGCGAGCTGTTCGCACCGTTTAAGCCGGTGTTTACCTGGCTCGGTGAAAAGCTTCAGGCGGTGTGGCAGTGGTTTAAAGACCTTATCGAGCCGGTGCAGTCGAGTAAGGAAACGCTCGACAACTGCCGCAGCGCCGGCGAGCGCTTCGGTAAGGGGCTCGCCGATGCGCTGCTGCTGCCGCTTAAGGCATTCAATAAACTGCGCGAAGGCATTACGTGGGTGCTGGAAAAGCTCGGCGTTGTTAACAAGGAATCCGACGCGCTCGATGCCAAAGCCGAAAAGGCAAATGCGGTCGCCTCGCGTGCAGGCGGTATGAGTGGTGCGGCAGCGGCAAATGTGCCAGCGGGCATGTTCGGTCAGGCACCGGCATACCAGGCTTATCAGCCGGTCAGCGCGGCGGGTGGACGCTCATATATCGACCAGAGCCGCAACCATTACAACATTTCTGTGGCCGGTGGTGCCGGTGCCGGCGGAGCAGATTACGCCCGGCAGATGCGCGAGGAGCTGGATCGCATCGAACGGGAGAAGCGCGCACGCAGCCGCGCCAGTATGGGCCATGACGGTTAAGGAGACTGCGCGATGATGCTTGTGCTCGGGATGTTTGTTTTTATGCGCCAGACGCTGCCTTACCAGAGTATGCAGCGGTCGGTCGATTACCGGTGGCCTTCCAACAGTCGCATAGGCCGGCGGCCTTCTTTTCAGTTTCTCGGTGTGGAGGAGGAGAAAATCACGCTGAACGGCGCGCTTTACCCGGAAATTACCGGCGGCAAGCTGTCGCTGAAGGCGGTCGAGCTGATGGCGGAAGAAGGCAAAGCCTGGCCGCTGATGGACGGCACCGGCGTTATTTACGGGCTGTTTGTGATTAACAGCGTGGAGACGACCGGCACCGAGTTTTTTCTGACGGCTCGCCGCGAAAAATCGATTTTGTCCTGACGCTGACCCGCGTCGATGATTCACTCGCCGCGCTTTATGGCGACCTGAGCCAGCAGGCGCAGGATCTGGTCGGCAAAGCCGGCGACACCCTGCAGAAAATGAAAACGGTGGCGGGAGGGTTTTTCTGATGCTGTCTGACTTTTACAACGGCGCTGGCGCCGGCATGACGCCGGCCTATATGCTAAGGATTAACACGAAAGATATCACGACGGTTATCAGCGAGCGGCTTCTGAGCCTGACGCTGACCGATAACCGCGGCTTTGAGGCTGACCAGCTCGATATTGAGCTCGACGATGCCGACGGCCAGCTTGAGCTGCCGATCCGGGGCGCGGTGCTGACGCTGTTCATGGGCTGGCAGGGCGAGGCGCTTATCGGGAAAGGCGATTTTACCGTCGATGAAATCGAACACCGGGGCGCGCCGGACACCCTGACCATCCGGGCGCGCAGCGCGGATTTTCGCGGCACGCTTAACTCGCGCCGGGAGGAGTCCTATCACGACACCACGCTCGGCGCCGTGGTGGAAACCATCGCCACCCGCAACAAACTGAAGCCCCGGATAGCGCCTGAGCTGGCGCGCATTCCGGTGTCGCATATCGACCAGGCGCAGGAGAGCGACGCCAAATTTCTGACCCGGCTTGCGGAGCGCAACGGCGCCGAGGTGGCGATTAAAGCCGGCGTATTGATGTTCATTAAAGCCGGTGCCGGCATGACGGCAGGCGGTAAGGCCATTCCGCAAATCACCATCACCCGCAGCGACGGCGACCGCCACCAGTTCGCCATCGCTGACCGTGGTGCCTATACCGGCGTGACAGCGAAGTGGTTGCACACCAAAGACCCGAAGCCCAAAGAGGTCAAGGTAAAACGAAAGCCAAAGGTTAAGCACCTGCGCGCGCTGGAGCATCCGAAAGCCACGAAGAAGAAAAAGGAGAAGAAGGAGCCGGAGGCCAGAGAAGGCGAATATATGGCCGGCGAAGCGGATAACGTGTTTGTACTGACGACTACCTACGCCTCAAAAGCCCAGGCGATGCGTGCGGCCCAGGCAAAGTGGGATAAGTTACAGCGCGGCGTTGCTGAGTTTTCCATCACCCTGGCGCGTGGCCGCGCTGATCTTTACCCGGAAGCGCCGACAAAGGTGAACGGATTTAAACGCATTATTGACGAACAGGACTGGACGATCACAAAGGTAACGCACTCGCTGAATAACAACGGCTTTGTCACTGCGCTGGAACTGGAGGTGAAGCTGTCAGATTTGGAATATGAGGCAGATGCAGATACAGAATAATTTAATTCTTAATGAGTGAAATTTTGGATATCATTTATTCACTTTTTGGGAATCAAGAGGCGTAACATGTTCCATTGTCCAAAATGCCAGCACGCGGCACATGCGCGCACCAGTCGCTATCTCAGCAGTAATACCAAAGAGCGATATCATCAATGCACTAATATAAACTGTAGCTGCACATTTGTTACGATGGAGTCTATAGAGCGCTTTATCGTTACACCCGGAACAGTAATGCCTGCACCACCACATCCTGTTGTGGGTGGTCAACATCCATTATGGCTATGATAAATTACCCGCCGCGCGCGGGTTTTTTATGCCTTCAGTAAAGAGCCAGTAAAAATCCACCGCCACTTTATCGCCACTCAAAAACATGACAACAAAAAAGCCACCCTTGAGCGGTGGCTTAATTATATGATTTTACTGATAAAATTTGGTGGCCCCTGTTGGGTTTGAACCAACGACCAAGCGATTATGAGTCGCCTGCTCTAACCACTGAGCTAAGGGGCCAAGGCGGTGGATTATAAAGTAACTGGCGGCGCCAATCTAGTCTCGCGGTTGCGGGTGCTGAATTTGTAAGCAGGGATGGCCTGACGCTTTATACTTTACAGATCTGAGAGTTAACAGGGGAAGAACATGATAAGCGATATTATCGAACCGGGGCTGCGCGTGGTTTTTTGTGGAATTAATCCAGGAAAGTCATCGGCACACACTGGCTTTCATTTCGCGCATCCGGGTAATCGCTTCTGGAAAGTTATCCATCTTGCGGGCTTTACCGAGCGGCAGCTGAAGCCCGAAGAGGAGCGGCATCTGCTGGATACGCGCTGCGGCATTACGATGCTGGTGGAACGTCCGACGGTGCAGGCGAGTGAAGTCGAGGCGCAGGAGTTGCACGAAGGCGGGCGTAATTTGGTAAAGAAAATCGAAGATTTCCAGCCGAATGCGCTCGCGGTGCTGGGCAAAAAAGCCTTTGAACAAGCATTCAGCCAGCGCGGCGTAAAATGGGGTAAACAGAAACTGACTATCGGCGAGACGGAAATTTGGGTGCTGCCGAACCCGAGCGGGCTGAATCGCGCGTCGCTCGACAAACTGGTGGAAGCTTACCGGGAGCTGGATGAGGCACTCGTCGCGCGCGGCAGGTAA